ATGAGAATCAACTGGTTTAGCAATTCACCCGCAGCCTGCACTGGTTACGGCAATCAGACGAAAATTTTCACCCCTCGATTAGCGAAACTGCTTGACAAGGGGCTTTCGATTACAGCATTCTACGGTGTACAAAGCGGCGTGCTGAATATCAACGGAATCAAAGTGTACCCGAGTTTCAAGCACCCTTATGGGCAAGATGTTATCGGTGCTCACGCTGTTTGGGATCAGGCAGACGCGGTTATAACGCTATTGGACATTTGGGTGGTGCAGTCTGAAAACATTCCGATGCCCTGGTTTCCCTGGTTCCCGATCGATCACGAACCGATGCCTGCCAACGTATTGGAACAGGCAAGGAAGGCAACCAAAGTAATCGCAATGAGCAAGTTTGGCAAGCGGATGTGCGAAATGGCAGGTCTGGACGCTTGGTACATTCCGCACGCTGTTGATACGAAAGTGTTCAAGCCGTTAGACCGACAAGAGGCACGCGAACACCTGGAATGGCCACAGGATAAATTCATCGTTGGAATGGTCGCAGCGAACAAGGGGAATCCTTCAAGAAAGGCGTTCTATGAGCAAATTGCCGCATTTGCCGCTTTGCATCACGAACACCCCGACACGATGATGTATCTGCATACAGACGCAGGTTTGAACGGCGGTGACGTTGTGAACCTGCCGAAATTCATCAAACGGATGGGACTGAAACTTGGCGAGGACGTTGTGTTTTGCGATCCGTATCATTACGGACTTGGCTTCCCCGACGAGTACATGGTTGATGTTTATAACGGAATGGACGTGCTGACGAACGTTGCGCTCGGTGAAGGGTTTGGCATTCCGATTCTCGAAGCGCAGGCTTGCGGAACACCGGTGATCGTGGGTGACTGGACTTCAATGAGCGAGTTATGTTTTGCCGGTTGGAAGATTGACAAAGCAGAGGCGTTGCCTATCTATCACGATTACTTTGACGCGTTCCAGTGGCAGGCGACCACGGCGGCGATCTATGACCGCATGGAACAAGCGTACGCAGCGAAGGGTGATTACGACTTGCGCAATCAGGCACGACGAGGCGCACTGCCTTACGATGCCGATGATGTGACAAGAAAGTATTGGAAGCCGGTGCTGAAAGAGATGGAAGCGATGATTGATTATAAGCCGAAGCCGGAAAGGGTTGAGCTATGAAGGCAATCGCAACTTTTGGAGTTGGAAGTTGTAAAGCGCAATTGGATTATAGCCTGCCAATATTCAAAGCATTCGCGAAGCGGCATGGTTACGATCTGTTCAAAACAGATAAAATCGGCAAAGCGCGCCGTCCTATGTGGTACAAGATACCGTTATTGCTTGACTTGCTAAAAACATACGACGATGTATTATGGCTGGATTCGGACATGATTATCGTAGACGGGCACAAAGATATTCCATTTCCTGCGGATTATTGGCAGGCAATGGTGATTCATCGTACCTGGGAAGGTGAAGTTCCAAATACTGGTGTTTGGTATGTCAGGAAACCGATGATACCATATTTGGAACGCGCATGGAATATGACTGGATTTGTAAATTTTCGCTGGCACGAACAAAGCGCTATTATGGCACAAATGGGCTACGATGACCAAAGAGTGTCTTATTTGAAAGAACCAACGGAGCTTTATCAACATACTTATCAGCTTGAAAATTCCTGGAATAGGACGCCGGTTGATTTACGGGTTGGTGAAGCGCCGCGCATTCAGCATGTTGCTACTTGCTATACAAATGTTATCCCGACTATGCAAAGTTGGGCACTAAGCGCACAAACTTGGATAGAGGATAAAATATGAGCCAAATTAATAATTGCCCCGTTCCTATCTACCAAGAGGAAGGTGAATTGGTGCACCTGGTTGAATTAGTTGCGAAGCTTCAGCCCAAGAGAATATTAGAAGTTGGCTCGTTGTATGGTGGAACGATGTGGTACTGGATGCACGCGTCAAACAACGCAACCATCATATCAGTTGATTCTGGCGTTGGAGCGCCGAACGCAAATGTTTCTGATATAGATCAAACGCGGTTGACATTATGGCCTGAATGGGAGCGGGAAACGAATTGCACTATTGTTCAAGTCCGCGCCGATAGCACTGCTCAAGATACGGTTGAAGCTGTAAATAAATACGCACCTTTTGATTTTATATTTGTTGATGGCGGTCACGATTTCAATACTGTAATGGCTGACTGGCAGAATTATTGGCCCATGCTGAAAGCGGGCGGTTGTTTTGCTTTTCACGATATCGCCTATCCTGACAATAACCCTATCGGCTGTGGCGTTGGAATTGTATGGCGCACTGTCAGGGATAATGGTAAATGGCAGGAATTTGTTCGTGAATATAATCCCCAACAACATTGTGGCATCGGCGTGATGTGGAAGGAATAAGATATGCGAACAGGAATGCAGACGCTAATTGACACGGTACGAGGGTTCGCCAACGCCGCCCCTGATGAATGGGAAGTCACAAGCGGCTCGTCAATTGTCACCTATTGGAGCGATGACGAAATCCAGCGTGTGTTAGACCGGCACAAGGTCGAGCACATTCACGCGCCGCTTGAACCGGTCACCTCTTATTCAGGCGGTAGCGCGGTTGTGTTGCAATATCGGACAGGGATTGCCAACATTGAAGGCGGCACGTTGTTTTCGATTGAGGACACGTCTGGAACTGTAAGCGGATATACGGCTGATTATGCTCGCGGGATTGTGACGTTTGCAACTGACCAAAGCGGCAAGAAATATCGGTGGAATGGGTTTGCTTACGACTTGTATGCTGCTGCGGCTGACATATGGCGAATGAAAGCCTCTCACGTGGCAGGGCTGGTTGACTTCTCAACCGACGGTCACTCGATCAAGCGGAGTCAGCAGGCGCAACAATACCTGAACATGTCGCAATACTACCAGAGTCGGAGCGCAAGCGAGGGCGTGCAAACATCCAGAATTGTGAGGGACGACCTATGGGGATAGGCTTGACCGCGCGTGAACTAATGCAGATGCGGGCAGACATAGAAGACCTGCTGCCCGATGTTTGTGACATTCTTAGCGTGGCTTATACCGCCGATAGTGAGGGCGGATTTACCGAGACGTGGGGCACGGCAACCGCGAATGTGCATTGCCGCATTGATTATCGCTCCGGACGCGAGAATCTAATCGGCGGCGCAATCCAACCTTATAGCAATGCGGTATTGAGTATCCCCTACAATACCGCGATCAATTCGACCAACCGCGTCAAGTCCGGCGATTACATATGGGCGGTAAAAAGCCTCAATGACGGGCAGAGTTGGAAGGCGGTCAAGCGGGTCGAAATGGAGCGGGTACTATGAGCTTCTCAGTTAGTCTGGACACCACGAAGTTGAACGAGATTATCGCGAAGTTGCCTGGTAACCGCGACAAGATTGTCAGGGAAACCGCTGTGCATATTTTAGGGCAAGCGCGCATGAGAACGCCGGTCGGCAAACCTAAAACAGATGGAAGGGGTCATTTGCGTGACAATAGCAATGTAAATATGGAATATGGCGGTTATGCCATCGTGGAATATTATCCAGAATATGCACCTTATGTTGAGTTAGGCACTTGGAAAATGGCAGCTCGTCCGTATCTGAAGCCGGCGGTTGAAGCGGAGACTGATTTGCTGACAAAGCGGATAAAAGAGGAGTTGATAACAAAATGACATCCTACATCAATGCACTGAACACAGCAATTTATTCAACGCTATCCGGTGGGACTGCGCTTATCGGCGCCCTCGGGGGCACGGCGATCTATCATGGCATTGCACCAGAAGGCCGCGCATTGCCCTACGTCATTTGGTCTTATGCAGCCGGCGGGCATGAGAACATGACCCCAAACGAGAGCATCAACACGGTGCTTTACGTTCGGGCGTATGCGGTAGACGCAAAAACAGCCGCGCAGCTTGACGGCTACGTTGCCGAATTATTGGAAACAACTTTGAGCATGACCGGCTGGAATAATTATTGGCTGGCACGCGAAGAGTCAATCGTACTGCCCGAAATCGACGATGCGGGCAAATCAACATGGTCTTGCGGGGCTTACTACCGCGTGAGGCTTGATTAATCATTTATCGGAGGATAAAACACAATGGCTGAAAATAACATTACTGGAAAAGATGCTTATATTAATTGGGCATCAAGCGCTGGAACTATCAATCTGTCTGGCGATTATCGCAGCGTCTCAATCAAGGAAAACACGGATACAGCCGAAACAACCGCTGGGTCTGACACTCACAAAACCTACATTCCCACCATCAAGAGCGCGACTATTGACTATTCTGGTCTATTCCCCACTGGCGGAACTGCCTTATATGCGGCTTTGGCAGCCGGAGTACAAGGCACTTTGACCGTAGCGCCAGAAGGCACGGCAAGCGGCAAGGTAAGCAAAGCTTACCCGGCTATTTCGATGGGGGCAACATTCGACACGCCTTATGCGGACGTAGTGACTGTCAATTGCACCTTCCAGAGTAACGGAGCTTGGAGCTAACGATGGTTGAACTTTCTAACGGAGCAAAGATTGAGTACGACTGGAGCGCAATTTCTCAAAAGGAATGGCGGATGCTGCTCGACAAAGAGACCGACGTTGAAACTAACGATATTATCGTTGGCAAGCTGATTGGCATGACGGCGGACGAACTTGCGGAATTGAATCCGCTTGACTATCGCAAAGTGGCATTAGGCATTTGGGAGTCGTTTCGCAAAGAGACCAGTTTTGACGAATCAAAAAACTAAGCGGGCGTGTCTACTTGGGTATGATTGGCATGGCAGACTCCATGCCTCACGAATTCTGGCGCTGGGAACTGGTGCAAGAAACCGGCTGGACGCTCGACCAAGTAGACGCGCTCTCGGTTAAGGACTGGAACGATTGGCTGCAGATTCGAGACGGCAAGGCAAAGGCGCGCGGTTACATGGCAAAGAAACGCAATAGAGGTAATTAATGGGAATTAATATCGCATCGCTTTTCGCTACGATTGGCGTAAATACAGACCCGCTCAACAAAGGGCTTGGCGGCGCTAAACAGTCGTTGACACAATTTGGCGGCGAGAT